AAGTATATTTATCGCTATGACCGTGTTACACAAGCTATTGAATGGATACAAGATAACTTCTATTTGACTACTGGTAATCTGATGAAAATCGAGCTACTACCGACACAGCTTTGGTGGTATGAGTTAATGCTTGGTTATGATATGGTCGATGAAAAAGGCGTTCAGGTCAACCTAGTTAATGAAATTTTTCTCAATCTAGGTCGTGGATCAGGTAAGTCAAGTTTAATGGCTACGCGCGTGCTTAACTGGATGATTTTAGGCGGTCAATATGGCGGAGAAAGTCTGATTATTGCGTACGATAACACACAGGCTAGACACGTATTTGACCAAGTTAGGAATCAAACGGAAGCCAGCGATACATTAAGGGTGTACAATGAAAACAAGATTTTCAAGAGTACGAAACAAGGGCTAGTGTTTACTTCTTTTAAAACTACTTTCAAAAAGCAAACAAATGATACTTTACGAGCGCAAGGTGGTAACAGTTCACTCAATATATTTGACGAAGTTCATACTTATGGCGAGGATATAACAGAGTCAGTCAATAAAGGTTCACGTCAAAAACAAGACAACTGGCAAAGTATTTATATCACTTCTGGCGGACTTAAACGAGACGGTTTATATGATAAACTTGTTGAGCGTTTCAAGTCAGAGGAAGAATTTTACAATGATAGGTCGTTCGGCTTGCTTTACATGCTAGAAAATCATGAGCAGGTCAAAGATAAAAAGAATTGGACTATGGCATTACCGCTTATTGGCAATGTTCCTAAGTGGTCAGGAGTTATTGAGGAGTACGAGCTTGCGCAAGGCGATCCAGCGTTACAGAATAAGTTCTTAGCGTTTAACATGGGCTTGCCTATGCAGGACACAGCTTACTACTTCACTCCACAAGATACTAAACTAACAGACTTTAATTTATCTGTATTTAATAAAAATAGAACTTATGTCGGAATTGACCTATCCTTAATTGGCGATTTAACCGCTGTGTCGTTCGTTTGTGAGTTAGAGGGTAAAACTTACAGCCATACACTTACTTTCTCTGTACGGTCTCAATATGAGCAACTAGACACAGAACAGCAAGAGCTATGGACTGAATTCGTTGACAGAGGCGAATTAATCTTACTTGATACGGAATACATCAATGTAAACGACTTGATACCGTATATTAACGACTTTAGAAGTAAGACAGGGTGCAGACTTAGAAAAATCGGATATGACCCAGCACGATATGAGATTTTAAAAGGGTTGATCGAGCGTTATTTCTTTGACAAAGACGGAGACAACCAAAGAGCAATTCGACAAGGTTTCTCAATGAATGACTATATTAAGCTATTAAAATCTAAATTAGTGGAAAACAAACTCATCCATAATCAAAAAGTCATGCAATGGGCTTTAAATAATACTGCTGTTAAAATCGGACAAAGTGGGGACTATATGTATACTAAAAAACTTGAAAAAGATAAAATTGACCCTACTGTTGCTTTGACAATGGCATTAGAAATGGCGGTGTCAGATGAAGTATAACGTTGACACAGTCCGAGAAAGTGGCTGGTACAATAAAAAAGAATGGTTGGCTGTTCGTGATTATGTCAGACAACGTGATAAGATGACTTGCGTAAGATGTGGTGCATTCGGTGCTAAAAAATACGAAGTAGACCATATTATAGAACTAACTTGGGAAAATCTTGATGATTGGAAAATAGCGCTGAACCCTGATAACCTACAACTCCTTTGTAAGTCTTGCCATAACAAGAAAACAAGCGAGTATAAACGTGGGAAAGGTGTGAGTTTATGGTAGAAAGGGGAAAAATTGAACTTATTCGGAAAAGTGGTATCATTTTCACGTGGAAAGCTAAACAATGATACTCAAAGAGTTACAGCGTGGCAAAATGAAGCAGTAGAATATACAAGTGCCTTTGTGACTAACATTCATAATAAAATCGCTAATGAAATAACAAAAGTAGAATTTAATCATGTTAAATATAAAAAATCTGATGTCGGTTCTGACACTTTGATTAGTAAGGCAGGTTCTGATTTAGATGAGGTCCTCAATTGGAGCCCTAAGGGCGAACACAATAGTATGGAGTTTTGGCAGAAAGTAATTAAAAAGTTACTATGCACGCGCTATGTTGACCTGTACCCTATATTTGACAGTGAAACGGGCGATCTAGCAGACTTACTCTTTGATAATGATGAAGAAGAATATAAACCTGAAGAATTAGTAAGGCTTATCAGTCCTTTTTATATCAATGAAGACACAAGTATTTTAGACAATGCTCTAGCTAGTATACAAACTAAGCTGGAACAAGGTAAATTGCGGGGTTTGCTGAAGATTAATGCCTTTCTTGATATTGATAATACACAGGAGTACCGAGAAAAAGCACTAGCAACAATAAAGAACATGCAAGAGGGTTCGAGTTACAACGGTTTGACGCCAGTTGATAACAAGACAGAAATTGTAGAACTTAAAAAAGATTACTCTGTTTTAAATAAAGATGAAATTGACCTTATTAAATCTGAACTTTTGACAGGTTACTTTATGAATGAAAATATTTTGCTTGGTACTGCTACGCAAGAACAACAAATTTATTTTTACAACTCTACTATCATTCCTTTACTGATTCAACTTGAAAAGGAACTGACTTATAAACTGATTTCAACAGGCCGCAGACGAATAAATAAGGATAATTTATATTATGAACGCATAATCGTAGATAACCAGCTATTCAAGTTTGCAACTTTGAAAGAATTAATCGACTTGTATCATGAAAATATTAACGCTCCTATTTTTACACAGAATCAACTTCTTGTTAAAATGGGCGAGCAACCAATTGAGGGCGGAGATATTTATATCACAAACCTTAATGCAGTTGCTGTTGAAAGCCTAAGTGACTTACAAGGCAGTAGAAAGGACGTAACAAGCACAGATGAAACTAATAACCAATAGTGCTGAAATTAAAGTAACTGAAAACGAGGACGGTTCTAAGTCGTTCCAAGGTATTGGGTCAGAAGTTGGTGTAGAGAATCGTAACGGTATTATCTTGACCCCTAACTGTATTGAGTTTGCTAGAGAACGATATCCATTGCTATATGAACATGGATCTGGCTCTAGCGAAGTCATCGGGGACGCAAAGGTTTACTATGATTTAGCTACTAATAAATACCTGACTGACTTTACACTTTATGACAATGCACCAAACATTAATAAGGCTGTGGAAAATGGCGCGTTTGATTCACTATCAATTGCCTATTATATTACAGATTATACTTTTGATGATAATGACGCTCTAGTTGTAAATAAAGCACAGTTTAAAGAGATTTCTCTTGTTTCAGTACCAGCAGACCCTAACGCAAAATTTATTCAAAATGCCTTAGGCGAAGAACTCACAGAAGAACGCAACAAAATTATTGAAAGCCGTAACGCTTTGAAAGAAATTGAGGATATTAAAAAGAAATATGAATAAACCTGATTTAATTGAAAAACAGAACCGCTTGGCAGAACTTAAAGAAAATAACGTATCTTTAAAATCTCAAATTAGTGCCTTTGAAGTAAAAAACGCAATCGAAGATTTGCCAAAAGTACAAGAATTAGAAAAAACACTTTCAGAAAATTCGATTGAAATTATCAAAATTGAGAATGAACTTAACGCACAGGAAGAAAAACCAAAAGGAAAAGCTAAAATGACAAACTTTATTGAATCACAAAACGCTGTAACAGAATTTTTTGATGTATTGAAAAAGAACTCTGGAAAATCAGAAATTAAAAACGCTTGGAATGCAAAACTTGCTGAAAATGGTGTAACTATCACAGATACAACTTTCCAACTTCCACGTAAATTGGTTGAATCAATCAACACAGCTTTGCTAAATACTAACCCAGTATTCACAGTTTTCCGTGTTACAAATGTCGGCGCTTTGCTCGTATCACGCTCTTTTGATTCATCAAATGAAGCACAAGTCCACAAAGACGGACAAACAAAAACAGAGCAGGCAGCAACACTCACTATTGATACTCTTGAACCTGTGATGGTTTATAAATTGCAATCACTTGCTGAACGTGTTAAACGACTTCAAATGTCATATTCTGAACTTTACAACTTGATTGTAGCTGAACTTACACAAGCTATCGTTAACAAAATTGTCGACCTTGCGCTTGTTGAGGGAGACGGAACAAACGGTTTTAAATCAATCGAAAAAGAAGCAGACGCTAAAAAAATCAAAAAAATTACTACAAAGGCCAAATCAGCTGGCAAAACTCCATTTGCTGACGCTATTGAAGAAGCGGTTGACTTTGTTCGTCCTACTGCTGGACGTCGCTATTTGATTGTTAAAGCAGAAGACCGCAGAGCCTTGTTAGATGAGTTACGTCAAGCGACTGCAAATGCTAACGTTCGTATTAAAAATGATGACGCTGAAATTGCTTCAGAAGTTGGAGTAGATGAAATCATTGTTTATACAGGTACAAAGGCTGTTAAACCTACTGTATTAGTAGACCAAAAATATCACATTGATATGCAAGACCTTACTAAAGTTGATGCCTTTGAATGGAAAACTAATAGCAACATGATTTTGGTTGAAACACTAACAAGCGGACACGTTGAAACTCTTAACGCTGGTGCAGTAATTACAGTAGCATAGGAATAAAATGGAGGAAGTAAATGATAGATTATATTAAAGTCTATTGTGGTATTCCGATTTTAGTAACAGCTTATGATAGTAAACTTATCTTATTCCGTTCAATAGCTATTAAATTGCTAGAAAAAAATGGTATTAAAGCTGACGAAACAAGTGTATTAGTGAAAAACTTTATCTCTTGTTATTGTCGGCTTAATATTGTTGATGAACCAGCAGAACAATGGCGAAATGCTGAAATGAAACGTTTGGCTTCTTTGCAAGAGTTAATGTATTATGGAGGTATTTAATGATATTTTCACAAGTAACATTGCAAGTTGAAACGACTGTTAAGAAGAAGAACGGTGCAGAGGCTAATGTTATAAAGCCTATCGTTTTACCAGCAGTTAAACAGAGAATTAGTCAGTTAAGACTTGATGAGTTTTCTATGATTGGACTAGGTAAAAATATAAGATACGAGCTTAACGGAATCGGAGAAATGGAAGACTTGATTTTCAACTATTTCTTGGACGAAAAAGGCGACACTTTCAAGCGTACAACATGGGAAAGAAACCCTAAAAATAACAAGATGATTTTAGAGGGGGTCGTAAGTAATGGAATTTGATTCTTATATAGATTGGTACAACAATTTACTTACAATGCCTCTAAATGACGTTATTTTAGGCGTTAAGGACACGATAAAAGACAAGACGGTATATTTGTCACTTAGTGACTCAAAGGTGCTTAAAATGGATAATACGAGCTTTGTCATGGGTTACTATTATCAAGTTGTTTTATCTGTTAAAGATGTTGACGATAAACTTGTAGGACTAGTCGGAGATGTTTTGCGAAACGGTTGGAATATGACGAACTGGTCAGAGAATAGCCATTTGTACAATTATACTGGTACTGTTTATTTACCTTGTGGTGCAGGTGGTCAAGCATGGCAATGAATTCACTTAATACATCAATCATAGCTAAAGAAATGCAAACTAAAGTAACAGAACGCATGGGCGATTGGTTTGAAGCAGAGTTTAAGGCTAAGGCAAATGCTGCAAGCCGAAGAACTAGATTAATCAGAAGTCACGGTCATACCTATACTTATGCCAGATATCAAAATACTGGGGAATTGTCAAGAAACTTAAAGCAAGTTAAAAAAGGCGATAAAGTAGTAGTAAACGCAGGGACTAGAGCTAATTATACTAGTGGTTATCATGGTATGTATTTCTTGGTTGAAAAAAAAGGTATAGAAGACGTTAAAACAACATTGAAAAAAGGCGCTAATTATGCTAATTCAATGAAATTATAAAAGTAGAAAGTGACTTAATTACATTTGATTGAAATTAACAATAATGGTATTTTTAAATGAGTTTAGATAATTTTAGAAATAAAACGATTATATGGGATACAGTTAATAAAGATTTCCCTCAACCAATACAAATAATGCAAGGCGATGTCAATGCTAGAACGTTATTAATTAAAATAGTTGATAACGGAACTGAAACTGATTTAACTGGTCATTCATTAAAACTTACATATCAATATACTAACAATAGCAATTCAGGCCTTATTGTTGTACCTCCTAAGGACTTAGCTAAGGGAGAGTTTCTTTTGGTAATTCCTACCGAAATGACAGCGACAGGAGTTATTGAAGCGAACTTAATACTTCTCAATAAAGACAAAGAGCAAGTTATTGTCAGTAAGAATCTTACATTTATATCAGACAGTTCTACTGTTTCTTATTTAGCTCAAAAAATAAATAATAATATTGATGATTTTACGAAATTATTATTAGAAAAAATGCCACAAGTGCTGCGTAGTGAGTTGAATGATTTACATGCTCGAACTGATTCAAACAAGAGCAATATTGAGCTTAAGGCAAATCTAGCTGATATGACTAGCTTACAAAGTGCAATGACAGAGCTAAAAAATGAAGTAGAAGCATTTGGTATTAGTCCTGAAAATTTAGTCACTATAAAGTCGCTATTAGACGCAATCGCAAGTAACGCCAGTGAATCCGAAGTAGTTGAACTAATAAATTCGGTAAAGGTTTTAACAAGTAACATTTCTCTGATGAGTAATGGAGATTATTCCCCTAAGGCTAATCAAACAGATTTAGAAAGTTTACAGCATACTGTTAATGACCATTCGGCAACTGTTTCAACAAAAGCCAATCAAACGGATTTAGACAACTTACAAGCTACCGTTGATAAACAAGGTATTGCGATTTCAACAAAAGCTGAACAATCAGATTTATCAACAACAAATAAAAATGTAACAACTGCTCAAGAAACAGCAAATAAAGCTGAAAGTGAAGCCAAAAATGCAATGGCAAAGGCTACCGAAGCACAAGCGAACTGTTTACCACTTAATGGAAAAGCTGTTAGTGCAAGTAAACTGGAAATACCTAGAAAACTCAGAGTAAATCTTCAATCCTCATCATTTCAATACTTTGACGGGACTGCTGACGCAACTGATATTGGAGTTTCAGGTGTGCTTCCTATTGAACATGGAGGTACGTCAACAAGTGACGGAGTTATAAACACAATAGCCTATGCCAACAGCGCTGACGGAACGGACGACTTCACCACTGTTTATCCTAACTTGAACTTGATAGACGGTACTAGAGATTTTAGTGGTCAGTGGATATATTCAGAACTTTCGACTGATGACGGAACATATAAAGGCTTGACGGTTAAAAAACGAACTGATGTATGGGGCGGTATTTTTAAAATATTTACAGTTCCCAAAAATTCCGATTACACATTTTCAGCTTTTGTTAAAGGGGCTGGGACAGGTACTAAATTTGTAAGAGTTGTACTTATTAATGGGGTAGAAAAGCATAGCCTAGAAAAAACTTGGGATTCTCCTCTTAGTTGGACAAGAGATTCAATTACTTTTTCAGCTAAAGATATAAAAGTAGGCGATCAAATCGCTATAAGCTATAATATTTCAGTATTGGGTACAAATCCAGCAATATGGACTGCTGGTCATAAGTGGGAAGAGGGTTCAATCGCCACTCCTTGGATGCCTTCAGCTAGAGAAGTCACGGTTGCAGACTATCCGAAGTATGTAGGTTTTAGTAATAGCATTAAACCAAATAAGAAAAGTTCTGATTACAAATGGTTACCAATGTGGTTAGCATCAATTGATAGGGCTACTGGCCTACTTAAGCCTGCGGTCATGGGTGTAGATTATGCTGAAGCACACCCAGTTGGCTCAGTAGTCACAAATACTTCAAGTTCATCATCAGGATATTCTACAGGAACATGGGAAAACATCGGTGAAGCAGTAATTGGTTCAATAACGATATATTATTGGAAACGCACTGCATAAAAAATAAAAAGGAAAATAAAAAATGAAATTAGATTATAACTCACGCGAGATTTTCTTTGGTAATGAAGCTCTAATTGTAGCTGATATGTCAAAGGGGAGTAACGGGAAACCAGAGTTCACTAACCATAAAATTGTAACTGGTTTAGTATCAGTTAGCGAAATGGAAGACCAAGCGGAAACTAATAGCTATCCAGCTGATGACGTACCAGACCATGGAGTTAAAAAAGGTGCTACCTTACTTCAAGGCGAAATGGTATTTATTCAAACAGACCAAGCGCTTAAAGAGGATATCTTAGGTCAACAAAGAACAGCGAATGGTTTGGGTTGGTCTCCTACTGGTAATTGGAAAACAAAATGTGTTCAGTACCTAATTAAAGGGCGCAAACGTGATAAAGTTACAGGAGAATTTATTGACGGTTATCGTGTAGTCGTTTATCCTAAATTGAAACCTACAGCAGAACCAACGAAAGAATCAGAAACAGATTCAGTAGACGGTGTCGACCCTATCCAATGGACGTTGGCAGTACAAGCTACTGATTCAGATGTTTATTTGAATGGAGATAAAAAAGTCCCTGCTATTGAGTACGAAATTTGGGGAGACCAAGCAAAAGACTTCGCAAACAAAATGGAAGCCGGCTTGTTCATCATGCAACCTGACACAGTTCTAGCTGGTGCAATTACACTTGTAGCTCCTGTTATTCCTAATGTAACTACTGCTACAAAGGGTAATAATGACGGAACAATCGTAGTGCCTACCACTTTGAAAGACTCTAAGGGTGGAACTGTAAAAGTAACATCAGTAATTAAAGACGATCACGGAAAAGTAGAAACAAATGGACAACTTGCGCCCGGTGTCCATATCGTAACGTTCTCCGCTGACGGTTATAAAGATGTTACCGCAGGAGTTTCAGTAACTGACCGTTCATAAGACTAAAAATTAAATAAGTAAAGGAATATATACACAAAATGGCAAAACAATTAAGCACAGCACGTAAATTTAAAATGATTACAGGGAAGGACCTTTTCCAGCAACAAAAAGCAATGGATACAGAACTTAAAAAAGAAGACGGAGAAATTACTGATGTAATGGAGTTCGTTCAATATGGTTTATACTTAGCTCTTTTTCAAGATAACATTGTAAAAGCTAAAAGCGACTTCTCAGACTTCCGTTCTAGCTTTGAGTTCGATACTGACGGTAAAGGACTTAAAGAACTTGTCGAACTGTGGCAGAAAGAGATTTAATGAGCTGAAAGGACTGTAAATGATTTTAAAACATGCAATTAGATACTTAGAACTTACTGGTTCGGACTTTATTACAGATTTGAAAGACTTTGCAGACCTACAAAATTCTTTTGTCGCTGGATATATTCCTGATGACTTTACAGAGCAAATGGAGAGCTTTACAGACAAGTTGTTGATACTTTGGGTAGATTGTAACGGAGGAATGCAAAACGCACTAGACGATAAAACAGAGCTTCCTACAACTAACGAGTTAATCAATATCTTCTGTAAAACTGTTTTTATTAAAGAAAAAGAGGAAACGGAAGACGAAATGGTCTTCTTTTCTTCTAGTTCATTGATTAAGAAAAAGAAAGATACTGTAAAGGAAAATAAAACTTTGGAACTTTTGACTGTTTTAGGCAATAATGAGATTGATATAACGCAGTTCATGGAAATGGAACTAGAACTTGTTTATAAAATAATCGAACTTATTGCAGAGAAAAAGAAAGAGGAAAAAGAAAAAGAGAAAAGGCGTAAAAGAAAGGGTATATAATGGCAAGTAATGCAACATTTGAGGTCGAGATATACGGTAATACAACGAAATTCGAGAACTCACTTAAAGGCGTTAATACCGCAATGTCAGGGCTTAGAGGAGAAGCGAAAAACTTACGTGAAGCTCTAAAACTTGACCCCACAAATACCGAGAAAATGGCGCAATTGCAAAAGAACTTACAAACGCAGTTGGGCTTATCACGTGACAAAGCAACAAAATTAAAAGAAGAACTTTCTACGGTTGACAAAGGGACGTCAGCAGGTCAAAAGAAATGGCTACAACTTACTAGAGATTTAGGCACAGCAGAAACACAAGCTAATAGGCTAGAGGGCGAAATTAAGCAAGTCGAGGGCGCTATTAAATCAGGTTCTTGGAACATTGGCGCTAAAATGGACACTAAAGGTGTTAATAGCGGAATTGAGGGCATTAAGTCACGCTTTAGTGGGCTCAGAGAGATTGCGGTTGGTGCATTCAGGCAAATCGGTGCAAGTGCTGTTAGTGCTGTCGGTAATGGCTTAAAAGGCTTGGTATCTGACGCAATGGATACTCAAAAAGCCATGATTTCATTGAAAAATACAATGAAGTTCAAAGGAAGTGCGCAAGAGTTTGATTATGTAAGCAAATCTATGCAGAAGCTCGCTAAAGATACAAATGCAAATACCGAAGATACTTTAAAACTTTCAACAACGTTCATTGGTTTAGGCGATACCGCTAAAAAAGCGGTCAGTAAAACGGAAGCATTAGTAAAAGCTAACCAAGCATTTGGTGGTACTGGCGAACAATTAAAAGGTGTAGTTCAGGCTTACGGTCAAATGTCGGCAGCTGGTAAAGTTACGGCTGAAAATATTGGACAATTAACCGATAATAACACAGCTCTTGGTTCTTCTTTAAAAGACACTATTATGAAAATGAACCCCTCATTACAGCAATATAGTTCTTTTAATGAAGCTGTTTCAGAAGGCGCTGTTTCGGTGGGTATGCTCGACAAGGCTATGGAAAAAATGGCTAAAGGTTCGGGCGGTGGAGTCAAAACTATTGGGGACGCGTGGGATAGCTTCAACGAAACAATGTCAATTGCTTTAATTCCTACTTTGAATGCTTTAACACCTATCATTAGTAGCTTAATAGACCAGATGTCTGACTGGGGCGAAAGTGCTGGTAAAGCTGTAACAAATGTAGTTAAGTATTTCCAAGACTTGTTTCAAAAACTTCAAGAAAATGCAGCCACTTTAGCCTTTTTAGAGGCTTGGGATAACATAAAAAGTGCATTTGATTCCATAGTTTCTATTATAGGGAACGTCATAAATTCATTTCTTGGAATAAATACAGAAACAACAAAAAATGCAACAAGTATAGATAACGTAGCAAAGAGCATAGCTGTATTTGCTGGTAAACTGTCAGAAATAACGAAAAAAATAGCTGATTTTCTGAAAAAAATTAGTGAAAGTAAAAGCGCAATGGATACTTTAAAAGGAACTTTAGTGGTTCTTGCTAGTGCATTCGTTGCTTTAAAAGTCATTAATGGAATTGTTAAGGCGATTGAACTTTATAATAACGTAGTTAAAGTTGGAACAGCTATACAAGGCGCTTTCAATGCTGTAATGGCTATAAATCCATTCGTAGCTCTTGGTATAGCGATCGCTGCCATTGTTGCCGGTTTAGTTTATTTCTTCACTCAAACCGAAACAGGTAAAAAGGCTTGGGCTAGTTTCGTAGACTTCTTGAAGAGTGCATGGGACGGTATAGTTTCATTCTTTAGCGGTATTGGTCAATGGTTTGCTGATATATGGAACGGAGCAGTTGACGGAGCTAAAGGCATTTGGCAGGGCTTAGTTGATTGGTTCAGCGGAATTATACAAGGCATTCAAAATATTTGGAACGGAATAACAACATTCTTTACTACTTTATGGACGACTGTTGTTACTGGAATTCAAACAGCATGGGCAGGAGTTACAGGGTTCTTCACAGGGCTATGGGACGGAATAGTGAATGTTGTTACAACTGTATTTACAACCATTGCTTCTTTAGTGACAAACGCTTATAACTGGTTCGTTACAACTTTCCAACCTTTAATTAGTTTCTTTCAATCTATATTTGGGTTAGTTGGATCAGTAATTAATTTAGCATTCCAACTTATATTGGCTATTATTCGCGGTGCTTATAAATTAGTTGTTGGTATATGGAGTGCAGTATCAGGTTTCTTTGGTGGCATATTTAACGCTGTAAGAGGAGTCGTATCATCAGTATTTAGCGCCATCGGTAGCTTTGCTTCTAGCGCTTGGGAAGTAGTTAAGTCAATATGGAGTGTAGTATCTGGGTTCTTTAGTAGAATATTCAATACAGTCAAAAGTGCTGTATCAAGTGTATTTAGTGCTTTAGGCGGTTTCGCTAGTAACGCTTGGGACGCAATAAAAGACGTATTTACTTCAGTTGGTTCATGGTTTGGCGATGTATTCAATTCAGCTAAGGAAAGAGTGAGCGACGCACTTGGAGCTTTAGGAGATATCGCTAAAGGAGCATGGGATTCAATTACAGACGTATTTGGTGGAGTTTATGACTTCTTTGAGAAAGCATTTGGAGGAGTTAAAGATTTAATTGATAATATTCTAGGAGGTGTTTCGGGAACTTTAGATAAAATCAGTGGCGCAATCAATGGAGTTTCTAAGACTGTCGGCGGACTGTTCAAAGGTTCAATGGTAGTAGGCTTAACAGATGTCAACTTATCTTCTAGCGGTTACGGTTTAAGCACTAATAGCGTATCAAGCGATAACAGAACATATAACACATTTAACGTACAAGGCGGTGCTGGTCAAGATGTTTCTAACTTAGCACGAGCAATCAGACGAGAATTTGAACTAGGGAGAGCTTAATGGTAAGGCAGTATAAAATACATACCAACTTAGACGGAACAGATGATAAAGTTTGGGACGTCACAAATGGAAAAGTTAGATTTTATCAGCCCTCTAATTTAGGGTTACAATCAACTAATAATATTTGGCAAAGTAACGGTATCGGAGTAATGGGAACACGCTCAATCACTCAACCTCAAATAGAGTTCAAATTAGAAACGTTTGGCGAAACTTTAGAAGAAAATTATCAATTAATGAAAGACTTCGTAAATGATATTCTTAGTAAAAAATTCGTTACACTTGAATATCAAACAGAGATTTTTCAAGTTTATGCTGATTTGGCTTTAGCAGAAGTTACTAAAACAGAGGGTTATGGGAAGAACGGAACTTTTAGCGAAAAGATAACGTTCGATATAATTACAAAGTGGTATACTTACGAAAATTTAACTTTTGAAAAAATTCAAAATGGTAAAGTTATCGCTGGTAAATCTAAAATTTACGGTGGAACAGCACCAGGAAGCTATACATATGTCGAAGGAGTTTCTTACACTTATTATGGGGAAACAAATATAGAACGATTAAGTCGCTGGGATATAAAAGACGAAATATTTAGTTTTATGGGAATATTATATCCGCAACTTCCTAAAACACCTGCTGGAGTTAGATTTTTAGACGATACTGGAAACGAATATACTGCAATTGTATTTAAGACGGAACAGGTACAGGATTATATTTTAATCAATACAGATGTAAATGATGAAATTTATCAAGGCTGGAACGGAACGACTTCATTGAATTTGTTCCCTGTAATGGACTTCGAGAGATACAGAACTCGTATAATTAAAAAAGGCCAAATGGAGCTAATCAACTTAAGTAAGGCAGAGCTTAAAATCAAGAGAAAGGCGGACTTCGTTTAATGTTAGAAGCTAATGTTTATGATAACTTTAACCCTAACTACTATAATGTATCTGACTTTATTCTTCCTAATGGTAAAAAAGACAAAAGAGGTCTTCCGATACCTAAATCAAGATGTCAAGTTATTAACTACGAACTGTGGGAAACAGGTTATCTTTACACTTCATCAGCTACTTTGACCGTTTCGGTAGAAGTTGGCGATATTGTTCAAATTCTCTTTCCTGAAGTTGTTCCAATTGAGGAAGCTCTAGGTAAAAAGAAAAAGCTGAATTTAGATATGGTTTACCTTGTGACAGATGTAGATGAAAGTAATAAAGCTACGTTAAAGAACTATTTTTGGGCAATGATTCAAAGCCTTGATGTTCCGAGTGCAATAACTAAAACTAAAACGACAAACTCCGCTATCATTGACTATTTGATTGACCCTAATAAGAATGATTTAATGAGTTATGGATACTTTTTCAATTCAAGTATCTTTGCTGGAAAGGCTACAATCAACCGTAAAGCAGAAACTTCATCAGCTACTGACGTAGCAAAAAGGATATTTTCCAAGGTTCAATTCCAACCAACTACAACCATTCAGCATGCTTCATCTGAAACAGACCCCAGGAACTTGTTATTTATTAATTTTGCTTCAAGGAACTGGAATAGAAAAAGAATCACAACAAGGGTGGATGTTAAGCAAAATGTGGCAATGGACACGGAAACAATAGTAGAACGTTCAGCTCATAATTTTGCTGTCGTATTCATTAAAAACAAAGCAACTGGCGATTACACAGACGCTCCTAAAATGTATACAGCAAAAAATAACGGAGATGTTGTAGATTATATTACTTATCATGGAGACGGAACAGATTTGCCAGAAGTAAGGACACCTAAAACATTATTTTATGATAGAGATGACCACGGAAACCCGCCAGATATATCTACTATTAAAGCTGAAATTTCACCCTCCACGATCGTCACAAGGTTATTCTTTAATCAAAACGAACTTTTGCCTTTGTATGTTAATGACTTAGTAGATATATGGTATGAGGGTAAACTATATTCAGGATATATAGCAGACAGAGTTAAAACAGAGTTCAATGATAGGCTTATTTTTGTAGAAAGTGGAGTTAAACCAAATGTTATATGAGTATGTAGCTACTTACGGAGACAAATATAGAATAGATAGCTTCACAGGGTACAGAGAACTTCGTAAAGACCATTTAGAACTTTTGTCAGGTAAAGTATACTATAATAGCGAAAGTACGCTTAGAATTGAAACCACGCTCTTGTATGAAGTCGGTCAATTTGTATCAATTGGTGGTTATCCTTATGGCGGTAGAAAATTTAGATTATTAGAATTATCAATTACTGATAACCCAGTTTTGGATAAAGCAAAGATAATTTCAAGAAAGGTCAAAAATGACAATTAAAAACTTTACATTTTTCAGTCCAAATGGTACAGAGTTCCCAGTCGGTTCAAACAATGACGGAAAGCTATACATGATGTTGACTGGAATGGACTACGGAACGATTAGGCGAAAAGACTGGTCAAAAACATTAAACACAGCACTTAACATTCAATATGTAAACACATCAATTGTTGCAGGCGGGAGGTATTTTGAACTATTAAACGAAACAGTAGCTTTAAAGGCTGATTCTGTCAACTATATTCATGCAAACATTGACTTAACACAAACAGCAAACCCTGTAAGTTTATCAGCCGAAACTGCAAATAATAGTAACCGTGTTGATATAAACAACGGTTCTGGCGTTTTGAAAGTTTGTTTTGATATTGTTACGACTTCAGGAACTGGTGTAACAAGCACTAAACCAATTGTTCAGACTAGTGCTTTAGATAGTATTTTTGCAAATGATATGACAGTTAGCGGATCAATCAATGTACCAGTTCAAACTTTGACACAACAGGTTGGTAATGGTTTGGAATTGCAACTTACTAAAAAGAATAATGATTTAGTAATTGTTAGGTTCTTTGGTAGTGTAACAAATATAAAAACTGGCTGGAAGATGTCTGGAACGTGGCTAGATAGATCTTTTCGTCCAGCTACTGTTCAAAGTCTTGTTGGCCATTTTGCTGGAAGAGATACTTCTTTCCATATTGACATAAACCCAGACGGCAGTATTACTTGGTGGGGAGCAAGTATTGGTTCTAGCGCTCTTACACCACGTGGTAACGGAAGTTACTTTATTAAATAACAAAATAGAAAGCAAAACAAAATGGTAACTAGAATGATTTTAATGACTATCTTAATTTTAGCGATTCTTTTCGCTACATGGGTAAAAGATAGAGAAGCAATGAACCCACCTTTCAAACGTAGACTTGTGATTGACTTAACGGTTATTTTATCCCTGTGGGTTTTATATGCAGTCTTCTTCTTTACACAAACTCCCTCAACTTCTGATATTGCCAAAACTGTGATTGACGTAGGTTTATTGTACTTTGTAGGGCAATTTATTTATTTGGTCGCAAAAATCAGTCCTATGTTCGACGGTTTGGTTAAACTTATGAAAAAGAACGGTGTAAGTGTTCCAGAAGCAGAAGAAGAACAAACGGAGGATAAAAAAGAATGAATATAACTAATGCTGGTGTACGTGGTTATAACCCTACTGGGGTTGTAATTCACAATGACGCTGGTTCAAACGGTGCTAAAACTAGTTTTTATGATAGTTGGTTACCTAATCATGATCCAGAAGAGGGCTTTGCTCATGTTTACATTGCTTCTGACGGACGATTGCAGGCTTCCGAGTTCTCTAATATGGCATACCATTGTGCTAACTCATACGGTAATGCAAATTATGCAAGTTGGGAAGTGTGCCAATCAGAGGGAGATTTGAATCAGTTTTTGAGAAATGAGCAAGCGGTACTAGATGACGTTGCTAAGTACATGAAACAATGGGGACTAACTCCTAATCATGATACTGTGAAGCTACATCAAGAGTTATCATCTACTTCATGCCCTAGACGTTCAGTAGAAGCTCACGGTGGAACGGTAGAAAGCTGTCGCTCATACTTTATCACAGAACTAAACAAGCGCCTTACAGGGCAAAACAATACACAAACAAATACAGAATTAGAGGACGATGAATTAATGAAATTTACATATACAAATGGCGATAAAACAACTTACTACTTCAATGGCGAAAAAGTTATCGCTCTATCACACCCAGATCAATTGGCAATCGTTCGCAAAACTTATAAAGAAACAACTGGCAAAGACCTTAAAAACTTCGATTGGAAAGGTTCGCCTATTGATATTCGTTTCATGCAAGCTAACGGAATTGACAAACCAATCATTGCTAAAAAATAATATAAAAAAGACAGCTTTATAGCTGTTTTTATATTTCTTTATATTTAATTTTCTTCACTTCTTTTTCATTGTAAGGTTCTTTTATATCTTCTTTATTTTCATAAAATAATCCGTTATATAAAAAAGCGACTTTAAACACTCTTCTCTTACCATTAGCTGCGTTATCCCACGCTCTTTTAATATTTTCTTGTATTGTTACATATTCTAAGTTATCTAAAGAATTATTCAACTTATTACCGTCTATATGGTCAACAGTTAAATCAGATTTACCTTTAAAGGCTTCCATGACTATCCTGTGAACAAGTAAAGGAACTTTATCGATATTTGTTGTTTTATATCCTTTGGGTGTTATACGTTGTTTTTTAAGTTTTAATCCGTCTTTTTTTATAGCCCAAATTAAACCAGTATCTGATACAATGTATCTTTCTCTAAATTTTATATATTTCATTTATTCCCTCTCTTATTATTAATTTTGTTTTACCAAGTAGCCCATGCAGTTCCACCCGAACTTTGATAGATACTTACAGCTTTGTCTAGATAAGCCTGTGGACTTAATTGCGATACTTCCCCGTGTACGCTTTGATTAATCTGTAATAGTCCCCAGCATGATAGTCCATTTTCAACATAAGGGTTTCCGCTCGATTCCTTGTAAATAACATCAAGCCATTTACTAGAACTTACTCCTGTCTTGCTTGCTAGGTGTTCACTAACTTGTTCAGGACTAACGCTAGACCAATCACTTCCAATCGTACCACTAGTTGCTATGTTCGGTGTCATTTCATCTTTTTCACTAACATGTTGACTTCCTCTATTATTAGATCGTTCAGTTTCCTCATCGTGTTCTCTTGCGATTCTGTCAACTTCGGCTTGTTTTTCAGCTTCAGCTCTTCGTTGATTTTCTTCACTAACTCGTTGTTCTTCAAGTGCTTTCTCCTTAGCTTGTCTTATATGCTCATATTTTGCTTTCTCTTGCGTTTTAAACTCTTGTTCATATAATTGTGCCACAATATCATTAAAGCCCTTATCCGCCCTTTTATGAGCCTTTTGAATATAGTTTATTGATGTGATAGTTGTGTCATCTGTTAAAATAAAGATAATTACTCTCCTTTTTTTATGGTTTAATTGCTTATCTGATTAATTGCTTCAATAATATTATTGCCAGCATTTATTAGAATTTCATCACTTACAGTTACATTCTTTCTTGAAAATAGTTCGCTCTCAATCTTCATAAAGTGCATTGCTTTAGCTAAAAATTGAGCCGACGATTCATAATATAATGTTTCTAGTTCATCATCTGAAAGCTGTGTTAAGTCGTCATTAGCAAAAGTTGTAAGTTTTCGCTTAATTTCTTTGCCATTGTCATCTTCTTCTACGTAGTAACGCTTCATCTATTCATTCCTTTAATTTCAAATTTTTCAATAATATAACGTTTAGAGCCAAGCTCAAAGCTGACTAGATAATTATTGAAGTTGTCCTGTTTGTTCAAGTCATTAGCAATCTTTCTAGCTGTTGACCGTGGATATTTTGAACTATTGATTTTATTTGTATACTTGTGTAAGATCATCTCATTGCCTCCCTTTGCATTCTACGCTTCAAACGTTGCTTATATAGATATTCTTTGCTTGGTTCTAAACTAGACAATATCTCATCTAGTAAGTCAAACGCTTCTCCGTTATCTCCTACGCTATCAATTTTTTTAAGTGTAATCTCGTGCATTTCATCATCATTTAAAAACATAGTAAGATAAGGGAATGCTACGGTATGCGGTAAACTCAAGCGTGATTGAGTTGTATGTAACTTAGGCCATGTACCTGTCTCATCTTTAATTTTTAACTCAAGTTGATTCATTCCGATACCTTGCTCTTTTAGTACGCTAGTAATTCTTTCATATAATTCTTCGTTTGTCATTATGCTATAACCTCAATTATTTCTGTATGCTTTTTAACTTCATATCTTTGTTCTTCTGGAAGCAATTCATTCCATTTTAAAGCCTCTTTTTTATTATAAAACTTACGTGATTTAATTTCTTTTTCCAATATCCAAGATACTGTGTAGTATGTGAATTCATCTTTCATTATCCAATTACTCCTGTCTTTATATTTAGTCTTTGCTGACTTGATAAGTGATATAAATTGCACCACTTACAGTAATAAGCTCTAACTGGTATCTTATCAGCTTTCTTTTTGTTATGCTGGGCATTTACTATTGAATATAAAGCGCCCATTTTTGTGTATTTGCGTTTCTTACACATATTATTCACTAGCTTTCTTAATCATTGCTTGCTTATAAGCCATAATCGTTCCGTCAAACATAGCGCTTTGGATTTCTCCTTGTTTAATAAACCCTTTTTGTTCTAATTGAATTACTTGTTTTGTTAATCCTTTTAATGTAAATGCTGTTGCTACTTTAATTTTGTCCTTAGGTTTTCTGTTAAATAATTTCATTTATTTTTTCACCAAAACTTTCTATTTTCATGTCTTCGTAATTAATTATCAAAATACTTTATATTTGTCAAGAATTAACTTAGACCTCTTCAATAAATTCTAAGTATCTTTCATCAATTGCTTTAATTTCTTCTTTAGTGAACTCTGATTTAAAGTTATTTCTTTCTTCTTTGAAACCTAGGAAGAGAAACTTTTCCCCTAGCTCGTTTTTAAAAGAGTTTAAATATCCTTTTTTGTTGTTCATCAATTTAACATTGTATTTTTCCATTTGTATCTCCTTAATTTCTATACAACTAATTGTATCAAAAAAAGCCAATGCTGTCAAACATTAACTTTGTTCTTTTAACCAAAAATTAGATCCGCTTCTTCTTGTAATACTTCTTCAGGAATTTCAGCACCACTTACATCATATTGAATACTCAACAAGTACATTGTCCATTTTCTTCTAAACTCTTTATCTTTCATTTGTTCTTCTATGAAAGTTGTGTTGATTCCATATTCTTGTCTTTTATGATTCATTATGTTCTCCTTATGAAAATAAATATTTGATATCAATCCTTTACAATATCCATGATAATAATTTGAGGTGTTCGTGTCATTTCTTTTGTCCAAAAGTTATAGAACTCATTAATTGTTCCATTTCCTACAACACTTACAGTATCAAATGTATCAATATCTTTGTTCCAATCTTCATTAACTTTAAACTTAATAAAAGCTAAATCTCCACTTGTTTTAAATTTAACCGTTTCTTTTGTTTTTCCAATAACTGCACGTTCTTCAATCATAACATTGTCCATGCGTACTACAACCTCTGGAAAATTATTACCTGTAATATAGTTGATGTTGATTAAGTCAGTCAAAGCCATGAATGCTTCTTCGACATTTTCCAATTCAATGTCGTAGTAGAACGTCTGTTCTGTCTCAAGATTGTCTGGCATGTTTTCTTCGATATACTCTTTTAAATCATCTAAACGGTCAAGAGGGAAATTTAATCCGTGAGCTTGTCCATGTCCTTGCGTTTCTACGAAATCTAATTCACTCAAGAACTCATTAGTATTAAAACTACCATAAGAACGGCCTGAACCACGACAGACTCCATCTTTTCCCTCTGTAACAACGAAACATGGACGATGATATTTTTGAGCAATATTCTGAGCTACTAGACCATTCATACCTTTGTTTGATTCTGAATCAATAACAATGACAATCTTGTCTTCCATATCTTGAGTATCTTCATATTTTTGCATGACTGCTTTTTGAGTTTCTTGACGTTTCTTATTTAATTTATCCATTTTAAGGCGGAGTTTTTCAGCATCAGTATCATTATCTACCATCAAAATTTGAAAAGCAAGCTCAATCTCCCCCATACGAGCAGATGAGTTAATCAATGGCGCAATACTATACCCAATATCTTTTGTATTGTATCGGTATGTATTAATTTTAGCACCTTTAAGGATACGTGATAGCCCAACGTTATTAACATTTTGTAGCCCTTGCGAGATAAGGTAACGGTTCTCAAAATTAAGAACACTCATCATATCTCCCACCAAACCGATTGCGACTAAATCACGAAATTGATTAGAAAATCCATCATCATCTAAGACATCATCAATTCCTTTGGCTACTTTATAAGCCATACCAGCACCTGATAAATCTTTATTGACTGATTCGTCTAAGTGATGATGGGGGTTGCACAAGATAACTTCCTTATCCATTTTATTCGCAATCTCTTTAGAATCGAACTCATGGTGGTCTAAGATAATAATATCTAAATCAGGATTCAATGTTCGAGCACGTTCAACACCTTCTAAGTCATTACTTGAACTATCCAAAACAATGAGAATGTCAGCTGCTTTTGTCTTTTCAATGTTTGAACGACTAAGGTCAATAAGTTTTTCCCACTTCGCAAGACTTTCTTTATCTTTTTCAGCCTTTGCCTTTTCCGCTTTATTTAACCAATGGTCTTGAACTGATAATTGACCATACAATCCATGGCCTGTATCACGTTGAGGATAGATGTAATCTAAGTTAAACTCATTAAAATCTTGTAATGCTTTCAATCGGTTAAACATAATAGCTGTTGCTGTGATTCCGTCTGCATCAGGGTCTCCACTTACTACAATTGTTTCTTTGTCTGCGATACCCTCTAAGATACGATTAACAGCCCTCTCTACATTACGGATTTCAAAAGGATGATTTTCCCACTTTTCATCAGGAAACAAAAACTCTTGATGGTCTTCCAAGGGGATCCCACGTGCTTTTAAAATTTTTGTCTTTAAATCATCCTCTCTATCAGCTTTAATCTTCGCTTTCTTTTGTATCCATTTTACCATCTTTCGTTACTCCAAATCGTATTTATAGTTGTTAATACTATCATTGTTTTTCTCTCTTTCTTAACTCTATGTATTTATTATATAAAAAAAAGTTCATACTGTCAAGCATAAACCATTTTTTAATTATTTCACACCTTCCCAGCGTTCAAAATCATCAGCTAGTTCTTGTATAAAGCCCATAATGTCGTCAGTAGTGTACTCTGTGAGCTCATTCTCGTTACTTAAGTTAGCAAGTTCTTTGGCATAGTCTAAAGCTTTGTTACGGTCTTTGTCGTAGCTCTCGCCCTCTTTCTTTCCAGCTCTTACTAGATACTTCAATACTTGCATTGTATACCAACCCGTAAGCTCTTCGTAGTTAAAATTATGTTTCAAGTATTCATTAAGTTCCACACCGTATTCATTGGCATAGTGCTTATTTTCTTTAAAATTCATTTAGATGTTACCTCCAAGCCATGCAATAAGCAACGTTGCAAGCATACCCACCCAAGTGATAGCGATAAGTGTCAATCCGACACCTGCAACTATCATTAAAGTTTTTACTGTATCTTTCATTCGCAATATCCTCCTAAGTATTTAGGTTCTTCAACTTCATCAATATTCACAATAGAAATGTCACATTGCATTACATCAGCTTGTTTTTCAGCTTCCTCTTTAGTTGAGAATACTCCTAAAAGGCTTATTTCTGAACCCCAACTTCCACAATAGGTATCTGCGGTTAAAACATATACTTTCATTTTTCTCCTCCCATAAAAACCATATCAACGGTTTCGTTGTAAAGATCGACTCCAGGGCTATTGAATGGAAATTCATCACATTCAGGACAAGAGATACTATCTACTAAATCAGGCATTGAGTCAGTGAATTCAAGAGCAGTAATAAAAGTAGGAGCGTTGATATAATATGCTTCTTCTCCACCGCCTTTTATTTCAGCTTGATAATATTCTTCACTTTCATAAGCACCTAAACTTACTGGGTGAAGTTGTTGAGTAAAGTAATGGCAATTTACATATTCAATTTCTTTGTTACAGTTTTTACATCTCATTTTGTTCTCCTTAGTTCGCCTGTCTATATTTTTCCATAACTTTTGGATATTTACTAACAAATTTTAATTGTTCTTGATGTAAACGACTTGACCAATGGAAAAGCCTATCAATTTCTGCTAAAGCACTCAACTTTTCATACATCTCTTTAATGTAAAACTCTGCGTTTCCTATTGACTTCCAATAAGCTGATGTTCTGACAGTATTACCATTTTCAGCAAGTTTGCTTGCGTTGATATCAGCCTTTTCTTTTTTCTTCATCAGGCTATCAATCTCTTTAAATATAATCTTTAACAATTTCGCTTGATAGTTTTGCACTATTTCTTCGGTTGTCATCTCTGCACCTCTTTCATAATTACATTCTATCAAATTGCTTTTACTTTGTCAAACATTAACTGTTCTTTGTCTTTCTAATTTGGTGAAATTTATTCCATTTTTCTATAAGTTCCAGTAATTCAGGTTCATCATATTCGGTAAATAGTTCAATCTGCGATGTATACCAGCAATGCAAACAGCGACCGCAATTATAACAGATGTTTGTATATCCTCTACAACCTTTGCAAACTCCTAAACCGTCACTCGTTGGAATATCGAAGCAATGGCAATATTTTTTGTCATTAAAATATTTTATTTTCATTGTTACCTTTCTAGTTTATTTTATATACTATTATATCAAAAAAACTCTAAGCTGTAAAGCCTAAAGTCTTATATGATATTATTGTTCTTTCAATTTATTCTTGAACCAGATGATTCGCTCTTTGAACCAAGCGTCGACTCCTTCATGACGTAGCCATTTCCCTTGTTTAACTCCGTTCTTTTCCATGAACTCAATCACTTTAGTTGGAGTTTCTGGTTCGTCCCACATATTATATTTTGCTGAATGGTATTTACTAAACATTTCAAGCGTTTCGATGTAGCTATCTTTCAGAAGTTCCGTATCAAGCAATTTTTGGGCCTTCTCAGCACGTTTAGCAAGTCGTTCGTTAGCTTGTTCCAGTTGCTCTTTTTGTCGCTGTAAGCTCAAGTTATGATTGATATAAGCAATTTGCTGTGCATGTCGTCCAAGTTTACCTTGAGTGTTAAGCTCGATCAGTTTAGCCATTCCCTCGCCAAGAATTTCATCAGGAACAAAGTTATACTTGTATTTTTTATTTGTGTTGCGTACGTAGTTATCAAGCGTTTGTTTAATTTTAAGTTTTTTATGTAGTTCTCTTAATGTTGTCAATTTAATACTCCTTCATATATTTTACCAAACTTCAAAGCGTTAATTTTAACTAGCTGTTTCAAGTCTGATATGAATTTCTGTTCTTCGTCAAAGTCAAACGGTATTGATACGTTTTCCTTGATCCAAGTGAAAGCTCCGTCAAAGTCTTGTTTAAGTAAGCTCATCTTATCCACGATGTCGATGATTTGCTCTCTCTCTTCTGCTGTGTACATGTAACCGACTTTCTAGAAAGGTAAATCTTCCGTATTAACTTCAATCGGTTCAGAACCACCAAATAAGTCCTGTTTAGCTTGTGCTTGAATATTATTATCATTAGGGATAAATACTTTTTCAACCGTAGGAAAAACAAAGTTATAATTTACATATTCGCCTGATTCCTTGGCTTGTACACGACCGCTGACCGTTACTGTGTCGCCTAATTGAATGAAGTCAGGCAAGAAAGCTGAACCGTATGCAACTTTTACGTTAGATCCCTTTTCTTTTTCAAACAATGGTACAGAAATAATTTTCTTGTCGCCTTTTGCTGTGCTTACTGTACGTGTATTTTTTTCGTTCGCTTGTGCTGTAACTGTGATAATTGCCATTTTTTATTTTCCCTCTGTTGCTTTCCAAATTGTCATGATGTCAAAGATTTCTTTTTTTGTCTTTGCTTTAAGTAGTTCCATGTTAGGATATCCAAGTTCTTCAGCTCTATTTAGTGCTGGCTGGATCTCACGAAGTCGTTGCTTTTCAGCTTCAAGTTCTTTCTGCTCTTCTGTCAAGTCGGGCAAATCTTCATTTGCGTAAATGTATAGCCCTAAACCATGACGAGCGATTGCCTTAACTAGTCC